CTTCACATACGATGGAGTTCTACAATGTACGTACACTATGCAACAGTGGTGGTGAGCCACTACAACAGGAGTACATCTACCCTAGTGGTGGTAAGAAGATTAGGCGACTGCCTAAGACCTTCTCCGCATCAGGGCTGCGCTCAGACGAACTGTTTGGGATGAACCTCTTTACGGCTGGTACATCCAAGATGGTTACTATCACAGAAGGCGAACTAGACGCTATGAGCGTGTGGCAGATGCTTGGTGGTAGCCAGAGCCGCTACCCCAACCCTGTAGTCTCACTACCCAGTGCCAGCCCTTCCAAGAACATCTGGAAGAACGTTATGGACTGGCTCAACAGTTTCGAGAAGATCATCCTTTCAGTTGATACGGACGGCCCAGGAAATGACATGGCCCAACGCATCAACAACTTGTTTCCTAACAAGGTCTACCGTGTAGATCATAGGAACTACAAAGACGCTAACGAGTTTTTGGTAGCAGGGAAGGGGGCAGACTTTAAGAGTGCATGGTTCAACGCCCAGCGCTTCATGCCTGACAACATCCTTCACAGTGCAGATGATCTGTTGAAGTTGTTTGATGAGACACCCGACCACAGCTACGTGCCAACAGGCATTGAGGCCTTCGACAGCAAGGCCCTTGGGCTTATGCAAGGGCACTTCACAGTGTTCAAGGCCCCGACTGGTATTGGTAAGACAGAGCTCATGCGCTACCTTGAATGGAACTTCATTCAGCGTGGTGTAACCTTTGCAACCTGGCATTTAGAAGAGACTAAGCTACGCTCTATCTTGGGGCTAGTCTCCTACGACTTGAAAGAGAACCTGACACGCAAGGACTTGATTGAGGAGAAGGGTAAGGTCGATCAGGTCAGGGCTTCGATCAAGAAGATTGCAGAGGGCGAGAGCTTCTACCAATACTTCCTGAAGGAGCAACAAGGAGCTGATGATCTAGTCTCCCAGATACGCCTGATGAAAGAGGCATACGATTGTAAGTATGTGTTCTTCGAGCCCATCCAGGACGTTATCACGGTGGGTAGTGAAGAGAGCAAGGAGAGCGCACTAGCAGAGTTGTCTGTACGTCTCTCTAAGCTGGCAGCAGACCTGAACGTAGGTATCGTGACAATCGCCCACACTAACGAGGATGGAGACATCAAATACTGTAAGATGGTAGGACAGCGAGCATCTGTTATTGTTCGCCTCGACCGAGATAAGGACGCGGAAGATGAATACGACCGTAACACTACGAAGCTATACATCGAGAAGAACCGCCCCGCCTCAGTTGAGGGCCCAGCAGGGGAGCTGTTCTTTGACATCAATACCTTCTGCATGGAAGAGATTTGATGATCCCTGCGATGATGTAGCACACTGGTTCAAGGAGGGCCCACTATGACTGAGTATGTTTTTGACATTGAGGCCGACAACCTCCTCGATGACGCTACCAAGATACACGTACTATCATATGCTGTCCCTGATGGGGCGGTAGTATCCACCACAGACTACGATGAGATGCGTAGTTTCTTTCTGAATGCTGACAGGCTGATCGGGCACAATATCGTCCGCTACGACATCCCGTTGGTAGAGAAGCTGCTGGGTGTTAAAGTCAAGGCCGATCTGGTAGACACCTTGGTGTTGTCATGGTACTTGAACTTCAACAGGGTTCGACATGGCCTCGCCCAGTACGGTGACGAGTATGGCGTTCCCAAGCCTGTAGTTGACGACTGGGAAAACCTTAGTGTTGCAGAATACACACACCGTTGCGAGGAAGACGTCAAGATCAACCTCAAACTGTGGCAACAACTAAACAAGAAGCTGAAGCGCCTGTATCACGACGAGGAGAAGGAGGAGCGCATCGTTCGCTACCTATCCTTCAAGATGCAGTGTGCAGCCACTCAGGAGGCCTTAGGATGGCGCTTAGACGTAGTTAAGGCTCAGGCCCACTACGACAAACTAGAAGCACTGAAAGTTGAGAAGGAGGAGGCACTAGCAGACGCGATGCCAAAGCGTATCCTGACACGAAAGATGAACCCACCCGCCAAGATGTATAAAGCGGATGGTGAACTCTCTGTAACAGGCGAGCGGTGGCTCCAAGCACTGGCAGATAACTACCTACCGCCCTCCACTAACCAACCCATTACAGTGCGTACTGGCGAGGAGAAGGGCAACCCTAACAGCAACGATCAGGTAAAGGATTGGTTGTACGACCTTGGATGGAAGCCAAGAACATTCAAGTACATTCGTGGTGAGAACTACGGTGAAGAACGGAAGATACCACAAGTAAGGAAGGACAGCGAACTATGCGAGAGCATACTAGAACTAATAGAGGAGCACCCAGTAGTGGAGCTTCTGGATGGCCTAACAGTCATCACACACAGGTTGTCAGTCTTAAAGGGCTTCCTGACTAGCCATAAGGATGGCGTGCTAAAGGCTGAGATAGCAGGACTTACGAACACATTCCGCTTCAAGCACATGAAGCCTCTGGTTAACCTACCAGGCGTAGACAAGCCTTGGGGCGAGGAAATCAGGGGTTGTTTAATCGCACCTGAGGGCTACACTTTGTGTGGTTCCGACATGGTGTCCCTTGAAGACACTACCAAGCGCCACTATATGCAACCTATAGACCCAGACTATGTGGCAGAGATGTCACGGGAGGGCTATGATGCACACCTTGACCTTTGTAAGTTTGCTGGGGTAGTTACACAAGAAGACATTGACAAGCACAACACAGGGGAGAAAGACCTTTCAGCACTACGTAAGAAGTACAAGGCAGTCAACTATAGCGCAATTTATGGTGTAGGCGCAGCAAACCTTTCGCGTACAACAGGTATGAAACAGCGAGAGGCTAAGAAACTTATCGAGGCTTACTGGGAGAGAAACTGGTCAGTCAAGAAGGTATCTGAGGAACAAAAGGTAAGGACTATAGGAGATGAAACATGGCTATTGAATCCAGTGTCGGGCTTCTGGCACAACCTACGCTCCGACAAGGATCGTTTTTCTACACTGAACCAATCAACGGGGGTCTTCTGCTTTGATACTTGGATCGCAATCCTTAGCACTGGTGGGCTGTGGCCTATCGGACAATTCCACGACGAGGTCATCCTAGCTGTCCCTAAGGGGCAAGAGGAAGACACAAAGGCACATCTGAAGAGAGCAATCAGCATGGCCAACAACAAGTTTAGACTAAACGTACCACTGGACGTAGATGTTCAGTTTGGTAGTAATTACGCTGAAATCCACTAGGAGAAATACACAATGGCTACTAAGACAACACTTATCGCAATGACTGGCTTCGTTACATACGCAAAGGTCTTCAACGAGAATCTCGACAACAATATGGATTTCCATGAGAAGACAGAGGGTCAGTTTAACATGAACTTCTACCCAGAGACTGAGGAAGACTTCGATGCTTTCTTTGCGGCGGGTGCACCACAATCCACAATGGGTCACGACACAATCAAGATGGGCGATACCTCACTGGGTATGGGGGGTAAGTACATCAAGCTGAAGCGTCCCAACAAGCACCCATCTGGCATCGAGGACTTCGGTGGTGCCCCTAAGGTATTCGACCACACAGAGGGCGAGAGCCTCAAGAAGTGGTCATTCACTGAAGACGGTGAGCTTGGTAACGGCACTAAGGTTGCAGTTAAGGTCTCGATCTACGGTGAGGGCCCACGGGCTTCCATTCGCTTGGAGCGCCTTGCAGTCCTCAACCACGTAGCCTTTGATGGGGTTAAGTCGGACGACGGCGTGGATCGCTTCTGATGCAGGTATCAACTACTATCACATACACTGAAGAAGACGACGGCTTTAACCACGAGATTACATTGCGACAATCTCAGGACGAGTTCTACGCCACCGACTACCTACGACATTTCCGAGAGCTTCTCCTGATTGAGAACATTGGGGTCAATGGTATAGCGGTTGAGTTGCCGTCTGGTGAGGTAGTTTGGGATGATCCCTTCTACAACTAAATAAACAAGGAGAGAGCTATGGAATACCTTTTGGAAATCATCGTTGTTATGCAGTGTGGTGTCACCCTGTGGCTCTCTCACCTAATCAACAACATATCCGAGAACCTAGAGAATACAATGGACGCACACGATAGGCTGTCAGATGCCTTTGTTGCACTACTTGATATACTGGATGAGGAAGACGCACAATGACACAGATCACAGCAACTTACATCGACCACATGGGAGACGACCTTTCAACTGTAAACGCAGCACGGGTCAGCTTTGGTAAGCAGAGTGAGTGGGAGTGGGTAGAAGCAGGGGTCAAAGCCTTTGGTAATGAGAGTGAGTGGGAAGAGCCCTTTGATGGCTGTGATAAGTCACTGTTCAAGCTCTCTGACCGTGACACCAAGCTGATCAAGTACCTAGCCAAGCACAAGCACATCAGCCCCTTCGGTCATGCCTTTGCATCTTTCCACGTCAAAGCCCCTATCTTCGTAGCACGACAACTTGTGAAGCATAAGTTCCTGCGTTGGAACGAGATCAGCCGTCGATACGTTGATGATGAGCCTGAGTTCTATGTGCCTGATGTGTGGCGTGGACGTAGTGCTGACAAGAAGCAAGGCTCTGATGGTACTGTCTACTACAACTATGATAAGTTCATGCACGAAAATAGTGGAGTTAACTTTGGTGTAGATAAAGTATGCCTTGAAGAATACAAAGATATGCTTAAGGCAGGTGTAGCCCCTGAGCAAGCCCGCATGGTCCTACCTCAGTCTACTATGACCGAGTGGTACTGGAGCGGATCACTGGATGCCTTTGCTGACATGTGTCGCCTTCGTTGCAAGGAAGACACACAGTATGAGTCACGTCTTGTAGCCGACCAAATATCTACTATCATGCAAGACCTGTATCCTGTATCATGGGCTGCTCTAATGGACAATTCGTGACGATCCTAATGAACAAATGATTGGAGAAACAAAATGACTAACGAAACAAACTCAGGTTACCGCAACACAGGTTCCCGTAACACAGGTTCCTGTAACACAGGTTCCAACAACTCAGGCAACTCCAACACAGGTTCCTACAACGCAGGTTCCAACAACACAGGTTCCTACAATGCAGGTTCCCGTAACGCAGGCCACTACAACGCAGGTGACCGCAACGCAGGTGACCGCAACGCAGGTGACGGCAACGCAGGTTACCGCAACTCAGGTTCCGACAACACAGGTCACTACAACACAGGTTACCGCAACTCAGGCAACTCCAACACAGGTTCCGACAACACAAGCCACTTTCATGTAGGTTGTTTTAACACAGCCCCTGCTGAGAAAGCTTATTACTTCAATCGCTTGATTGATATAGATGATTGGGACAACGCAGAGAAGCCGAGCTGGATTTACAAAGTTTCACAAACAAAGTGGGTGGGTGAGGGTCAAATGAACTTCTACCAGAAGGCCGACAACCCATCTTACAAAACGACAGGTGGCTACCTTCGTGTGATCGACATGAAGTCAGCGTGGGCAGAGGCTTATGCAGATGCCACACCAGAGGATATTGAGTTGACTAAAACACTACCCGCTTTTGACGCTGGTGTGTTCCTTGAGATCACAGGTGTTGATTTGCGTGACAAATTCGTTGATGCGCCATGTGAGGGCCGTGAAGTAGAGATTGATGGTGTGACATATGTGTTGAAGCATAAAGGATTACGAGGGGATAACTAAATGAATACCTACGATATTGCAGGAATGGTGAAGCACTACTACGAGACAGCAGGAATTGTACCCAAGCCTGAGATGGCTGAAGGTCTGATAGATGAGGAGTATGAGGAGTGGGCTTTTGAGGTTAACTTGAAGTCAGCAGAAGTTCGAAAGCACTTCTTTCAAGACTACTCACCAGCCAATGAGCTAAAGGAACTATCAGACCTTGTGTATGTTATCTATGGGTATGCTCAAAGTCGTGGGTGGGACATTAACGAGGCTGTCTTTAGGGTTCACTCCAACAACATGGACCGTATGCTTCAGGATGATGGAACCTTGAAGCGTAATGAGGCAGGGAAGATTATCAAGAACCCTAATACACCTAAGTGTGATCTGAGCGGTTTGGTGTCAAATTGACCCACCCACCACGCCAAGGCGGTGACGATCCTGAAATCCAAGGGCTATGCAATCCATGCAATCAACGCAGCAAAGGGGGAACGGGCATGACAAATTACAATGACGGCAAATGGCACGGGTGGAATGGCGGCGAATGTCCGGTGCACCCTCAAACTGAGGTTCATTTGGTGTACGATGATGGGTATGTTCTTTATAATGAGGAAGCTGGTGCGCCAAATATGGTAAGGTGGACCCATGATTTGAAAGGTAGAAAGGTCATCGCTTTCCGCGTCACCAAAGAATACAAAGAGCCGCGTGAGTTTTGGATTTGCCTAGACTACGGCGGGAATATTCTTGACTTTAAGAAGGAAAAGCCTGATGATGTGTATGGATACATCCACGTCAAAGAAGTGACATAAAAGCAACAATAAAGCTAGAAAATGTAAAGGAGTTTAACATGGAACTTAAATCACTGCGAGATTGGGACGCTAAGCCGGGCGATGTGTTTGGTACAGAAAGAGGAACAAGGTTTACGGTTTATCACGTCAATGAGGAATACGCGACTGGCCTAACTGAATGGAAGAAGGGGTCATCCCATGACGGAGATACATGGTCAATGGATGAACGAATGTGGCACCTAATCTCACGCGCAACACCAACGGTTGACCTAACCGCCATCACAACACCATTCGGATTGCTGGACGCTGATATACAAACGGCGTTGCGGGAATATGATGATGTGGTCGAGGTGTGGAATGGGGAAAAGTGGGTTAAGCGTGATTGCCCATCATTTGTTAAATCGCACACCTACCGAGCCAAACCAACACCACCCGTCAAGACGTTCACGCAACGGGTATGGCTGGGTGATCTGCAATGCTATGGAACAGTCACAGGACAGGTTCAAGATGGTAAGCTGGTTGGTGATGCTAAGGTAGTAATTGAGGAAACAGAATGAGTAAGCTACTACTAGACGGGGACATTGTTGCATACCGAGCAGCTTACAGTACCAACAACGACTTTGCAGAGGATGCTATTGATAAGATCGACGAGATCATTGAGTACCTACTAGAAGACACAATGTTCGAACCAAACGCTGAGCTTATGGAGGTGTTCCTTACTGGCAAAGGTAACTTCAGGTTCGAACTTGTTGACAACTACAAAGCGAACAGGATTGGAGTTGAACGACCGATACACCTACAAGCTATCCGAGACCACATGGTGGAGAACTGGGGGGCTGTAGTTTCTGAGGGCGAGGAGGCAGATGACCTGATTGGCATTCGTGCTACACAGATCGGACCATATGCTGTAGTCGCTTCCATTGATAAGGATATGCTACAAATACCCTGCATCCACTACAACTTGTGGAAAAAGACTTGGACTAAGGTGAGCGAGTGGGATGGGTTGTTGTTCTTCTACGAGCAAATCCTAACAGGAGACAAAGCAGACAACATTATCGGGCTACACGGTGTAGGTCCAGTCAAGGCCAAGAAGGTTATTGAGGGGGCTACAACAGAGCGTGAACTCTTTGATCGTTGTGTAGCAAAATACGACGGGGACGTAGACAAGGTTATCGAGAACGGTAGGCTGTTGTGGTTGCGCCGTGAGGAGGGTCAACTATGGTCACCGCCAGACGAAGTAAGCTAAGGCAATCAGCACTAAAGGCAGGGTTCAGGTCAGGCTTAGAGCAGGACAACGCCAAGTGGTTAAAACAGAACGGCATGAACTTCGAGTACGAGACCATGAAGATCAAGTGGGTCTCAGCTCCACACGTATATACGCCAGACTTTGTTCTTGAGAATGGCATCATCATTGAGGCTAAGGGACGCTTCGTAGGGTCAGAGAGGGCCAAGCACCTGGCAGTTAAGAAACAACACCCTGACCTAGACATCAGGTTTGTATTTAGTAGTTCTAAGACACGACTGAGCAAAGGCTCAAAGACTACCTACGGTTCGTGGTGTGAGAAGCATGGCTTCCCCTACGCTGATGAGAGAATCCCAGTTGATTGGATGAAAGAGAGGTGATCGTGACTAGAACAAGACGGCTGATTACAGCAACAAGACAAGACATTACGCCCTTCATCTTGGGTATCCACTACGCTGGTCGCTTTCCTAGTGTCTCTAAGTCTTACGCACTAGAGGTTGATGGGGAGGTCGAAGGTGTCATAACCTACGGCAAACCAGCAAGCTCTACCTTACGCACAGGCATAGCTGGGGCTAATATGGCGAGCCACGTGCTTGAGTTGAATAGACTGTGCTTGAGGGGCAACACTAAGAACGATGCATCATGGTTGGTTGCTTCAAGCCTCAAGGCCCTTGCTGGTGACCACATCATAGTTAGTTATGCTGACACACATCAGGGCCACATGGGTACTGTCTACCAAGCAGCTAACTTCCTCTACACAGGGCTATCTGCTAAACGTACTGATTGGGCGCTTCGTGGTAAGGAGCATCTGCATGGGCAAACTATAGCTGATGAGTTCAGGGGCCAACCTAACAGGGCTAAGCTAATGCGCGAGAAGTATGGCGATGACTTCTATCTGAAGCCTAGATCACGCAAGCATAGGTACGTCTTCCTAACTGGCAGCCGCACATTCAAACGAGAGGCCCTAAGCAGCCTCAATTATGCGGTACAGGCGTACCCAGAAAGGGACTAACATGGCTGGCAAAAAGGGACGCTCTATGGGTCGTGGTGCAAGAAGCACAGCTTTCCCTGTGCAGATGAGAGAATCACGGTTGATTGGATGAAAGAGAGATCAAAATGAAGATTGTACAAATTCTAAGCGGCCCCTATGATTTGGAGGGAATGGTATGGAACCTATGCCTCGTTTCTGATGGGGAACACATGTGGGATGAGGAAATCTACTACGACACAGTGGCCGATGCCTTGAGTGACTTCGAAGACTTACGCAATCATGGTGCTATCGAGGTAGACGAGGGATTCTGGTTCGACGATGAGGAGGACTTCAATGACTTTTAAAACAGCAGTAATCCTGACCTGTTCACACAGCGATCCGCAAACAGACAATGAGCGCTACACATGGCTGGGTAAGTTCCTATACGACATCAAGCCTGATTATGTAGTTGACTTAGGGGACGGGGCGGACATGCGCTCCCTCAACAGCTACGATACACGAAAGCCTACGGCTGTTGTGAGCCAGTCCTACGAGGAGGACATCGAGCACTACAACGACTCACAAGAACGCCTACGTCACTACTTCAAGGCCAACAAGCGTAAACGTCCTGCTTGGTACGGCTTCGAAGGCAACCATGAACACCGCATCAAGACAGCCATTGGTTTTGATCCAAGATTGGAGGGCAAGAAGTATGGCATTAGTTTTAAACATCTTCAGACGAACAAGTGGTTCGATGAATACCACGAATACGAGCATGGAGCCCCCAAAATCCATAACTACGATGGTGTGGACTACGCTCACTTTGTGGGCGCTGGTAACTTTGGTCGCGCTTTGTCTGGCACTCACCACGCTTATGGGCTTATACAAAATCGCTACAGGTCTTGCACTGTTGGCCATAGTCATAAGCGGGATATGTATTTTAAAGATGGTGCGGGTACTGGTGGCGCTATCGGGTTGGTCGCGGGCTGTTTCAAAGGTGCTGCGGAAGGTTGGGCTGGTCAAGCCAACTCTGATTGGTGGAAGGGGGTTGTCATCAAGCGACATATTTCCGATGGTGTATACGAGCCATCATTTGTCAGTCTACAGACTTTACGAAGGGAGTATGGAAGTTGATGGAGTGGAATACAATGGACACTGATAGGAACATTGGGTGGGTCTGGCGATGATCGCTAATCCTGAAAACCACACCTACCTGCTAATTATGACACTATTTGACAAGGAAATGAAATGATCAAGAACTCCCTACCAGAACACAACTACGGCCCCACCATTGGTATCTCAGAAGAGATTCATGCAATGAAGTACCGATCAAAGGGTGAGAGTTTCAGGGCAGCAATGACACGGGTAGCTAACGCTCTTAAGGATGACGAGGAGCACTTCAATAACTTCCGTGACATCCTGTACGGTATGCGCTTCATGCCAGCTGGTCGAGTACAGTCAGCCATGGGTGCCCCTCGTCGAGTTACGCCGTATAATTGCTTTGTGAGTATGACGATCCCTGACTCTATGGAAGGCATTATGCTTGCTGCTCAAGAGGCTGCTAAGACTATGCAGTTGGGTGGTGGTATCGGCTACGACTTCTCCACACTACGACCCAGTGGTGCCCTCATCAGAGGCCTAGACAGCCGCTCCAGTGGCCCTCTGAGCTTCATGGGTATCTTTGACGCAGTGTGCAAGACTATCAGTTCAGCAGGCCACCGTAGGGGCGCTCAGATGGGTGTGCTACGGGTTGACCATCCAGACATTGCTGAGTTCATTCGGGTCAAGAACAACTCAACCACACTGACCCAGTTCAACCTGTCTGTGGGTGTTACAGATAAGTTTATGGAGGCGGTTAAGGCAGACGACACATTTGACCTAGTGTTTGATGGCCGTGTCTACGATACAATCAATGCTCGTGCTTTGTGGGACGACATCCTGCGTAGTACATGGGACTGGGCTGAACCAGGTATCCTCTTCATTGACCGCATCAATACTAAGAACAACCTACACTACTGCGAGACTATTGCAGCTACCAACCCATGCGGGGAACAGCCACTACCACCAAACGGAGCCTGCCTTCTGGGTAGTTTTAATTTAGTCAAGTACATTGAAAAGGATGAGGTCGGTGACTATGTGTTTAACTACGAGAAACTAAAACACGACATCCCACCTGTAGTACGAGCAATGGATAACGTAGTTGATCGCGCAATCTACCCACTGCCAGCACAGGAGCTTGAGGCTAAGTCTAAGCGTCGTATGGGTCTTGGTGTTACTGGTGTAGCTAACGCTATCGAGGCGCTGGGCCATGAGTATGGCTCCCCAATGTTCCTCAACACTCTCGAGAAAATCATGGAGACTATCCGTGATACCTGTTATCGAACATCTGTTTCCCTTGCTGTCGAGAAGGGTCCGTTCCCATTGTTTCGGGAAGAGTTCCTAGACAGTGCTTTTGCTGAGACACTACCAGACGACATCCGTGATCTAATCAAACGCTATGGCATTCGTAACAGCCACCTGCTCAGTGTAGCACCAACAGGTACTATCAGCCT